ATGACTTATGAAATGAAATATCATATTGCGATTGCTTGTTGGATTTATCTTATTTTTATTACTTTACGAGGACTTCCTTGGGGAAATAATTGGAAAAAGACTTGGAAACCATTTTGGGGTGCTTTATTAGGAGAAGAACGTGTCGAACATTGGGAGAAATGGAGTTATCGTAGTATGTATAGCATTGAAATGTTAGTAGATAATTTTGAGATACCACAAGAAGTAGAAACTCTTAAAATGCCAGAAGTGAAGCAAATTGTTCCTGCTGTCATTCCGCAACCAGTTCCAATTCCAGTTGTGGAAGATGATGCGGGTTCAACGATATCGGACATGAGTTTTATAGTGGATGACAAGCAATTGGAAGCATTAGCACAGGAGTTAAAAGAAACCAAAGAGGGTGCGATGCCAGAAGAAAATAGAGTGAATAATTAGGGAGAATGAATATTCAATTAGTTCTTTATCAATTAACGACACATCCTCTTTTTTCTGCTCTTTTAATGGGTATGATGAATATCGGGGGTCGATTTATTATTGCGGATATCCCGAAGAAATTTGAGAATTATTTAGCCTCAAACCCATGGGTTCGTAAGATTGTATGGTTTGCCATTTTCTTTATTGCCAGTCGTGATTGGAAGGTTGCTCTTTTAGCAACTTTAACAATTACGGTGGTTTTCCAATATTTAATGAGAGACTCGGATAAATTAGCCATGCATATTACTCAACAACTCGTACCGGGTCTTTCCCCCAACCAAACAGTGGGTCTCCAATCTCGATAATTTGATTTTTCATAATTAATGGATGTGCGTCATCTGCTGATACCCAAACATCAACTCTTGAACCCAGATGTATCATTCCAATTTCTTGTCCTTGTGCGATTCTTTTACCTGGTGTGTAATATGTTGTAATTCTTCTTGCCAATAAACCGGCAATTTGGACGACTTCGACAATTCCTTTGGGATTCATGATTTCTGTAATCATGCGTTCATTATATTGACTTTTTTCGAATAGATATGCTGGTTCAAACTGTCCTGGTTTATAGATTCGTTTTGTTATAATACCATCACAGGGAGCGTATTGTCTGTGAATATTGAAGATATTGAGAAAAATAGCAACTTGATATTGATTAAGATGAGGGTGATAAACGACATCAATAACTTTTCCATCTGCTGGCGAAAGGATATAATTTGGTTCATTTGAAACAGCAGATAAAGATGGTCGATAAAAAAACAAAATGAAAAATAAAATGATATAAGAAATAATATAAAGAGAAAGAGATTCTAAATAAATGGATAAAGCGAAAAAGAAGATGATAATAAAAATATGATGAGGTGCGAACATTGACGGTAACCTAATAGGAACGTGGATATTTTGCTTCGTGCGTTTGATTGTTTTTCATAATTATATCCCATTTGATAAGGTTTAACTTAAACTTAAACAAAGTCAAAACAGAAAATAAATAATGGATCCAATTCAATTTCGTCAGGCTTCCAATACTCGTTCGTTAAATGTTCCACCTAGTGTAAATGGTAGTGTGGTGGGTGGAGCACCCAAGAGAGTTCCTATGGATGACATTGAGTTATTACAAAATCCACGGTTAAGTCGTCCTCCCAGTGAAGGAGCGGGTTCTCGTCCATCATCGGCGGGAAGTAATCCACCTCCTATTTCTCAACCAGTCGCACAACCACGTCAGCCGATTGTTCGTGAAAACTATGGAGGAAGTGAAACAGGTGTTCCCGTAAATAGTTTCTTCTCCCGAGGAGGAAATGGAAGTGTTGTCAGTGGTAGTGAAGATGATGATGATAGTGGTTATGATGAGAGTCTGCCTGATTCTGCTCCGGATTCACCTCGTGTAGGAGGCTTTTCCAATCAGGGTTTCCAGATGCCACAGCCACAGCCACAGCCCCAGCCTTCTGGTTCATCAACAGCACCACCACCAGGAGGAAATGGTGGATTTTTCTCTAAACTTTTCGGGTGGAAACAACCTGGTGCGACGGGGGGTGCTCCGGCAGGTTCATCAACTGGTATGGGTGGTATGGGTGGCGGTATGGGCGGAGATGATGAGAGTGATACACTAAGCGTGCGTGATGGTATGCCAAGTATGGAGAATCAAATGGCACGGAAACAGGAGATGTTATATCGTTTGGATCGTTTGGAGAAGATGGGTTATTCGCCTGCTCGTAAATTTAATTTGAATAGTTCGTATGAGGAAATCAAGTATGAGTATGAACGTTTAAAGAAACAGCGAGATGCTGATAATGCGATTAAGTTTTCACGTAAGATGCTGATGGCATTTGTTTCGGGAACAGAGTTTATGAATGATCGTTTTGATCCATTTGGTTTGCAATTATCGGGGTGGAGTGAGGCAGTGATGGAAGATTTGCCAAGTTATGATGAGGTCTTTGAGGAATTACATGAAAAGTATAAGACGAAGGTGCAAATGGCGCCAGAATTGCAGTTGATGTGGATGGTTGGTTCAAGTGCGTTTATGTTCCATTTGTCGAATTCGATGTTTGGAAATGCGATGAAGGGACGTAATATGGGTTCGATAGGAGGTATGACAGGACCAGATATGAGAAATATGGCACAGAACATGATGAGAGATCAGATGGCACGGACAATGGCAGAAGAGGAAATGGCAGAGAGGGAGGCGATACGTCGGGGACAACAACAGCAGCAGAGCGGACCACGTCGAGAAATGAGAGGACCATCCGGAGTGGATGATTTACTGGGTAATTTGCGGAATGGACGAATGCCGACACCAAATTTCCGTGGAGGGACTCCACCACCAGGAGGAGATGAAGATGATGGCGTTGTAAGTGGAGATGAGGAGGTTCGAGAGATTTCAGGAGAACGAATTTTCAATCGTCCCACGATGCGTGTCCCACTACGATAGAACTCAATTGATTAAAAGCAAGATAAGTAGAGAAAAAAGAATAGAGAAGAATGATGAGAACCAGTATTTGTTTTGGGGTTTTAAAACCGAGTTGTCGTTTGCAAATAATAACGAGAACGATATAACCATATAAGAATATGTAGATAGCCCAGTAGAAAAGGGGTGCGTATTTGCCTTTGATTTGTGGAATCCAGTTTGGTTGATAGATAAAGATGGCGAGAATAGATCCTAAGAAGATAAGATTTGTGAGAAGTTCAATGGGAGAGTATTGGAAGATGAGATGAAGATAAATGGAATAACAGAGAAGAAAGAATAGCCAGTGAAGGAAAATGCGAAAACGTGTAAAAATGGTGGGATTTTGAGGATTAGCGAGAAAACGAGATAACCAACCGGGGATGAACTCCGGTTGGTTCATTTTACTAGATAAAACGAAATAAAAGCAATCATACTCGATAAAATAAAATAAAAAATGCCTAACTGAATTGATTTTTGGAAAGATTCCCATAAAGACAATTGTTTCATTAAAATTCCATAAATGAAATTTAAAAGCATAAAATAAATTCCCCAAACTAATAATTCGGGTTCTTTCTTACAAAACATACTTTACTGGTAATATAGATTTATTGTTGTTGGGAAACCAATAAAAAGAACAGAATAAACAGAATCGCCCACATCATTTTACCGGCAAAATCCATTGGCATTTTCCAGATTGTCATTCCATAATAATAAGCCAATAATAAAGCGAATCCACTAAATATACCGATACGGAGTTTCGCAAAATCTTTTGGATAGCGCATACGGAATGCGATTGTTAGGAATAAATACAGGACAATAAAAAGAACTAACATACGATGAGGGCTGACACGTTTCAAAGGAAACATTGCTGGCATATCAACAAAAGATTCTTCGACAAATTCGGGGACTTCAATGGGTTCTTCAATATCGGCGAGGACACGACGAGAGAGACCTGGACCATTATTTACAGCAACACGATTGGGTATCATTTGTCCGGCATTTTCACGAGTCATTTCGTAGGTTTGAGCGTTGGGAGGTCCTTGAAGGAGAATGGGATATTGAGCGCCATCATCGGGAGCACGATAAGTTTCACCAGGAACGGAAAATTGAGAGGTCCAGCCATTTTTAGCAGTCCAAACGGGCACTTCTTGACGTTGATCGAGTAATCCGTTCGCAATGGGTTCGCAGGGAAATGTTTCACCCCATTTCCCCCCCGGACAAACTGTTTGTGGTGTCATCATCTTCTATTGGAAGAATAGAAATTTTCCAATTAGTCCATCCTGATATCATTAACCAAAAAGCATCACATAAATCATCTCGTTTCTTTTCTCCTTCCACCAATTCTAACCATCTCGTCTCATTTCGTTGTGATATCCAATTTAAAAAGGTTCTTACAGATTCTTGTTTATGTTGTCGGTAGGTTGCTTGTTCGGGAATATCGGGCATATTCATTTTCCATTTAAGATTGGGTGATACAAACATACATCTTCCTCCATTTTGTTTTCTTATTTTAGATTGAAAGAATGCGTATAAAATCATTTGAATACTTTTCATACGGGGATTCATCATTGTTGGTTGATTTTCAATAAACATACAATCAATTTCGCAATTTTGGTATTTATCGTATAAGATTTGAACTAAATTACTCATAATAACTTCGGTTTCGGTCATATGGGGACCTTGAAGAGGAGTATTGGGATTTGAAATGATATGTTGAGGGGGCCAGATAATTCCTTCCATTGGATTCCGTTGGCATTTTATACAAAGTGGAAGATAACGATATCCTTTAAATTTTTCGATAGGAAAAGCGATAAGACGGTGATATCGTGTTGTTGTCATATCTCGATGACACTGACCGCATTGAATGGATTTTTCTTTTTTAGGTGTTGGCGTTGGAGTTGGGGTTGGAGTTGGCGTTTGGGGCGGTTGTTCGTTGTCGGAGTCTTCAATTTGATGTTGATTTCGATTTCGTTTTTTGGGTTTGATGCGTGTAATGGGAGTTGGTGAGTATTTCCAAAGATGATCGGGTGTATGTCGAGAGCAAAATGGTTCATTTGTTATTGGGTTATACCAAGATACTTTACCTTTACATAACTTGGCACAAATTGGAAGATCTGTTTGTTCGTTTTCATTTTGTTGAAATAAGTTTATTAAAGACATTTCTGTAATTTCAATGGTATCCAAAATGGGAAGATTGGAAGAGAAAGGGATACGAGCAAAACAGAATGTGAGATTTTTAATGCCAACATCACAACCACCTAAATAAATATATTCCATTGTAATATGAATATGTTTTTTATTTTAAGTTTTATACTTAAAATAATTTAAATACTGACTTTAGCCGAACCACCAAGACCACTTCCCATCCAGATAGAGGGAATCGGTTTTGATTGTTCGGTAATGGTAATTGAATTCTTTCCTTCGGGAACTTGCTGATGGAATCGAGAATGAAATGGGACTTTCTTCTTCGAAACACTACGCTCAATACTAATTTCCTCAACAGTAGAAACTAAGGATACAAATGGTGGAGTGAAACATTCAATTAAACTATCTTGTTCGTGTGTTGCTTTACGAAACTCTTCAATAGTAAGCGGTCCTCCAAACAACTGCAACGTCTCTTTGGATAAAGCCGGTTTTAAAAAGAATGATATGGGAGTTGAGTTTCCGTGTGTCTTTCGATAAAGTAAATGAAGAAGTGCGTAGGATT